AGTTTTAACAGGAAAAGATCCTTTTTTAGTCGAAGGTTACTCACATTTAACAAAACCACAACTTAAAAATTGTGTAAAATTTTGTGAAACTGTAATCAACGATTGTCATTCTTATGTACAAGTTAAAAAGGTTGAGCGTAAACCAAGAGCTAAAAAAGCAGTTAGTCCTGAAAAAACATCGGCAAACTTTAAATATCTTAAAGAATTTGCTGATCTTAAACTTAAATCTGAATCTCCGGCTAAACTTGTCGGAGCAAGTGAAGCTTGGTTGTATGATACAGTACGCCGCAAATTAATCCATGTGATGGCAGATGTCCATGCCCAGTCTTTTACAGTCAAAGGGTCTTCGATTATTGCCTTTGACAAAAATACATCTGTACAAAAAACATTACGTAAACCGGCAGAGCAATTAAAAGCTATCATGTCAGTCGGAAAACCTGCGGCACGAAAAGAATTTTCTGCTATTAAAGCTACTGAAACAGCATTTAATGGTCGCGGAAATCCTAATGTAATCATTCTTAAAGCGTGGTAATAGTGCTAAATATAAGGACAGGGAGTCCTTATGGCATTAGAATCGCAATCTACACTTGAAACATTAAAACAAGATCTTATCGAATATGTACGGCTACAATTAGCTGATCAAATAGTCGATATTGAATTAGACGCTGAACACTTTGAGGCTGCCTATCGAAATGCTATAGGTACTTACAGACAAAGAGCACAAAACGCCTACGAAGAAAGTTACATCTTCATGGAGTTAATAGCAAATGTTAATATCTACGATTTGCCACAAGAAATTATTCAAGTGCGCCAAATTTTTCGAAGAAGTTTTGGGGATTCAACGGGTCCGTATGCCAGTAATTTTGATCCATTCAGTCAGGCCTCGCTTAATGTTTACTTAATGAATTTTAACGTAGCAGGCGGGTTAGCAACATATGACTTTTATAGTCAATATGTTGAATTAGCAGGACGTATGTTCGGAGCATACATGAACTATACTTGGAATCCTGTTACCAAAAAATTACAACTAATACGCGATCCGAAAGGGACTGGTGAAAATGTTTTATTGTGGACTTATAATTTAAAACCTGAAGTTAATTTATTATCAGATTTTCAAATTAAACAATGGATACGTAATTATATGCATGCCAATTGTAAGTATATTATTGGTGAAGCTCGTGAAAAGTTTAGCACCATTGCTGGCCCACAAGGCGGAACTACCTTAAATGGTGCGGCAATGAAATCAGAAGGTGCGGCAATGATGGCGCTTTGTTTAGAGGATTTAAAAAATTACGTTGATGGAAGTCAACCTTTAACTTGGGTAATTGGATAAAATATATTTGTAATTTAATTTAATTTCTGCTATAATAATAGCATGAGTTCATTAATGATTGACATCGAGGGATTAGCTACTACGCCTAATGCTCTTATTCTAACTATTGCCGCCCAAAGTTTTGATCCTTTCGGCACCGGTTATTTAAACCGGCATTACTATGCTCGAATAACTCTTGAAAGTCAAGAAGATCGTGAAATTAATGATGAAACCGTAAAATGGTGGGCAAATCAAGGCGAAGCACAAAACGAAGCCTTTAATGAAAACAATCGCATACCGTTAAATGACGCATTAGATGAACTATATAAAATAGCATGGCAGCATGATTTAATTTGGGCACAAGGTCCTACTTACGATATTAACATATTAGAACATGCTTATCGCAGTCGTAATAAAAAACAACCTTGGCAGTATTATAAAATACGAGATAACCGAACAGTACTATCTCTTTGGCCTGATCATCCTAAACCTCCGACTAGCCACCATGCTCTAGAAGATTGTAGGCGACAAATTGATCTTCTGCAATCTACTTTAAAATACTTAAACATAAAATCAATGAAATGATACTAATAAACATTGATGATAAATTAGATGACACTGACAGTGTTGGGGAATTAATAAGACAGTGCTTTCCGGCTCCTACTGGCGGAATGCCTGAGCTTTTAACAAAAGATGTACAACATAAAATTGAAATTGAAAAAATTAAGTATATTATTAACTTAATAGGAAGTCCAAGACATTACATTCGAGCATTTGATACTAGAAAATCTAATAAACTAATAGGTTTTGGTATTTTAAGCGAATCAACACTACAATATTTTTATGATTTAACTTGGGTTTGTGTTGATATTGCTTATCAAGGGCAAGGAATAGGTAAAAAATTAGTCAACAAAGCAATTGAATTTAGTCAAGAAAAAGATAGAGATTTAGTAATAACAACGGAACAAACCAAATTTTATTCTGATTTAGGTTTTAAAATTTGTAATGAATATAGATCTGGATGGTTTTTAATGTCAACAACATCAAAGGAAACTAAAATATGATTATTGGGATATCTGGACTTATTGGCAGCGGCAAAGATACCATAGCTGATTACTTGCAAAACATACATCAATTTCGAAGAGAATCGTTTGCCAACAGTTTAAAAGATTCTATATCTGTAGTATTTGGGTGGGATAGAGATATGCTTGAAGGGCGTACTCGTGAAAGTAGAGAATGGCGAGAACAACAAGATGAATGGTGGTCCACCCGTTTGAATAAAACAATCACCCCTCGGTGGGTATTACAATATTGGGGTACCGAAGTATGCCGTAATGGATTTCACGATGAAATTTGGATTTCTTCACTAGAAAATAAGTTACGAAAAACACATGACGATATAGTAATTTCAGATGTAAGATTTCCTAATGAAATTAAAGCTATCAAAAATGTTGGCGGAACTGTTATACGTGTTGTTCGTGGGCCTGAACCTGTCTGGTTCAAATGGGCAGAAAGTGTTAATTTTGGACCAAACGGAAATAGTAGTTGGGCAATTAGTAAAACTCAATTAGAAAAAGCTGGGATTCATAGTAGTGAAACCGCATGGGTTGGAACCAAATTTGATAAAATTATAGATAATAATGCTGACGGGCTTGATAACCTTTATATTCAAATCAATGATCTGGTTCAAGATCTCCGATCTTCCAAGGTAAATCAATCTTAGATACTTCTATAACACAATTTTGACAAACGGTTTTTAAATTTTTAACATTACTATTATTTAAATTTCCATCGATATGAAAAACTAAAAGCTGTGCCGAATATCTACTTTTAAACCCGCATCTATCACATGCGGGTTTTTTCTTATATCCTGACTTTGCCCATCTTGGTATTACTGGTTTAATTTTTCGATTTTTTTTCAAACAATTATCACACCTGCTTCGATAATGTATTTTATTTTCACGATGATAATTTATGGCACAAAATCGTTGCTCACAAGCTTGACAAATAGGTCTATTCGGGGTTTTCATATTGTATTTACACTAAAAACCTTTACCAAAGGGATTCGATAATGCCACTTTTTTAGGATATGGACTAAATATTATTATTATTAAAAAGGATTAAACCATGTCTGGCACATTAGTATCTCCTGGCGTACAAGTCACAGTAGTTGATCAAAGTAACTACCTTCCTGCCGCTACCAATTCAGTTCCGTTAGTGGTCTTGGCCACAGCATCGAATAAAATTTCCGGCGACGGTACAGGTATTGCTCCTGGTACACTGGCTGTAAACGCTAATAAATTGTTCTTAGCAACTAGTCAACGTTCATTGGCTGCTAATTATGGAGTACCATTCTTTTATAAAACAACTAACGGTACTCCTATCAATGGATATGAACTTAATGAATACGGTCTATTGGCGGCCTACTCAGCTCTAGGTGTTACTAATCAATGTTACGTATTACGTGCTGATATTGATCTTTCTGCTCTTACTGCTAGTTTAAATCGTCCAATCGGATCTCCGTCAGCTGGTAGTTTTTGGTTAGATACTACTAATACTACATGGGGTATTTTCCAGTGGAATCAAACTACTGGGCAATTTACAAATCAAACCCCGTCAACAATTACAGATACAGCATATGTTTCCGGATCTATCCCACTACAAACTTATGGTAGTATTGGTGAATATGCGGTAGTTGCCACTAATGTTAACAACCCTGTTTACTTCAAACGCGGTGGCCCAACAAGTACACAAACGTCTGATTCATATTTGTCTTCGTTGTATAATACCTGGGTACAAGTAGGTAGTAGAGCATGGCAAACTGCTTGGTCTACTATTCAAGGTACTACTACTCCTGTTAGCGTAACAGCTACACAATCATTCACTGTTAACGGAATTACTATTGTAGTTCCGGGTGGCCCAAATAATACTGTAACTGGCATAGCAAATGCCATTTATTCAGCAGGCATTACAGGTGTACATGCTGCCAATATTGGCGGTGCGTTAAACTTATATTGTGATAATACTGCTGGTCCTGAATTAGCAGTAACAGGGGCAAGTGGAACTGGATCTACCGCAACATTGACTTTTGCCACCCAAGGAAGTGCCCCATTCCCAGTGGGCGGTACAATTAACGTTGCTAACATTAATCCGTCAGCATATAACGGTACATTTACTGTAACTGCTTGTACAACAACTAGTGTTAGTTATGCCAGCACAGCTACAGCATCTTATGTCAGTGGCGGTACTGTAAATTTAGAAACTGGTTCAATTACAATTGCCAATGTAACTGGTACGCCATTAGCTACTTTAGGCATTACAGCTGGTACATACTATGCTCCGGCATATCAAGCAAGCCCAAGCTACACAGTTCCGCAATGGAATACATTTAGCAATCAACCAGCTCCAACTGGTTCTGTATGGCAACAAACATCTAATGTTAATCAAGGTGTTAATGTAGTTATTAAAAGCTATAGCGCAACATTGGGTACATTTATTGCTCAAAATTGTCCTGTGTATTCCAGTGATGCTACAGCAATTTATGCCTTAGATCCATCTGGTGGCGGAAAAAATATTGCAGCAACTACAACATATGCTCAAAGTATTCCTTTCAATAATAATTTAGCTGGTTTGCTAATTTTAGAAAGATATGCTAGTGGTTCTACAATCGTAACTGGTAACACCACATCCCCAACATTTACAAGTGGCAATACATTTACAATTAGTGCTACACAACCAGGTACAGCAACTTTAACAACAGCAACGGCCACATTAAGTGGAACAAGTGTCAGCGCATTTATTGCGGCTGTTAGTGCTGCCGGTGTTCCTTATGTTAGTGCTACAGTTTCCAGTACAGGTGCTATAGTGTTTACACATAGCCTTGGTGGCGATATTATTCTTACAAATGTAACTGGCACACCAGTTACAGCTGCCGGATTTAGTACTAGCACATTTTTAGTGAGACAAAATTATGTCAGCGGCGAAGCTTCAGGCTTGATTTTATCTAATTGGGTAGGTTCTACGACGTTTACTTATACTGCGTCAAACTCAGCTCCATATCTAGATCCAGCCACTGGTGCATATTGGTATTACAGTGATCCCACACAAGCAGATATTTTAATTTCCAATAACGGTTCATGGTATGGTTATCAAAATGTTAGTCAAGATGCACGTGGATATGATTTAACTATGTGTAATGCCACTGGCCCTATAGTTAGTGCTACAGCTCCGACTACTCAAACTGATGTAGCAATGAGTCCGTTGGCATATGGTGATTTGTGGATTGATACTAGCGATTTAGAAAATTACCCAATGCTATATCGTTGGCAAAATGTTAGTGGAGTAGATCAATGGGTAGAGATTAGTAATACTGACTCTACCACATCTAACGGAATTATTTTCCAAGATGCTCGATGGGCACCAAATGGCACAACAGATCCGGTAAACGATCCGTTGCCAACCATTGAAAGTTTGCTAACAAGCAATTACTTAGATCCTGATGCTCCTAACGCAGAACTATATCCAAATGGTATGTTGTTATGGAATACACGTCGTTCAGGATACAATGTTAAATCTTTCGAAGTAAATGCTTGGAATAATCAAGCATGGCCAACATATGACTGGTCTTCGACTACAACATATAATATTGGGCAATATGTACAATATAACAGCGAAGTTTATGTAAGTATTACTGCTGATAATTATAATAATGAGCCTGATACAAGCGCATCAGATTGGAGTATACAAACTCAGAAAAATACGTGGAATAGTGCTACTGGCATCAAAGCAGACGGAAGCCCGTATATGGGACGCCAGTCGCAACGAGCACTTATTGTGGCAGCGTTAAAATCAGCTATTGATACAAATACAAGTATACGTGAAGAACAAAATGTTTACAATTTGATTGCAGTGCCTGCTTATCCAGAGTTAGCCCCTAATA